ACTCAAAACTAGCTTTTAGTTTTTCTACTGTGTATTTACCTGTTTTAATTTGTTCTAATGCTTTCTCGAATCTAGTGTTATCAATTGATTCTTTTTTCTTAGGTTGTTGTTGTCCTCCTGCATCCGTATCTTTATCAGTTACAAGTCCTAATATACTGCTTAATGCGTATCTTCTTAAGTAAGTGATTGCACTACCTAAAACTTGAAAGTCATTCATACCTTTTAAAGCTACGTTTTTAGGTATCTCAGTTAAACTTTCTATTGATTCACCAGATTCGATATGAAAAATAATAGTTTTAATTGTATCTCCCATAATAGGTTGTGAAAAGCCTAAACCATTCTTTTTTAGAAGTGGGTTAATCACTTCAAAGATAGCCGGTAAATCTGCATAGCTATATCCATAGCCTTGTGTACCTTTGTGAATTACTGGAACTTCTTGCTGAAACTCCGATAATGATTTGAATAAATGTTTCATAATTATATGTTTTAAATATTTCTACAAAGTTAATACAATTATCGAATAAAACAAACTTTTAAATAATTTATTTGTTATTTAAAATAAAATATAAAAACGTAAAAAAGTTAAAACTTGTAAAAACTTAAAAACACAACTTTTTACGGGTTAACTAATTGATAATCATAGAAAGTAATGAAATGTTAAAACTTTTTTACCTATATTGCTCTATAACAAAATATTTTTTTTTCAAAAAACACGAAATATTTTCTCCTTTTCACTGTTTGGCTCATTATCAACAACTTAGCCCGTAAAAACTTACCAAACTTTTTACACCAAGTTTTAACTTTTTTACGTTTTTAAAAATATTTTAATAAAAATGTATTTTGTATTTAAATAGTTATTATATTTGTAAACGGTAAGCCTGAGAAACTTCCAAAAGACATTATTTAAAAAACCCATTTTGTTCAAAGTCATTCTCAGGCACTTTGTCGAAATGGGTTTTAACGTTTAAAAAATTTAATTATGAACGATTACGAAAAATTTTTAAAAACAAAGAAAAAAACATTTATTTCAAGTGGGTTTGAAATTGATGAAAGCGAATTAAATAAAAACTTATTTGATTTTCAAAGATTTGCAGTTAAAACAGCATTAAATAAAGGTAGATTTGCTTTGTTTTTTGATTGTGGTTTAGGAAAAACGTTAATGCAATTAGAATGGGCTTATCAAGTTGTTAAAGAAACAAAAGGTAATGTTTTAGTTTTAACAGCTCTAGCAGTAGTTGAACAAACAAAAAAAGAATTTAGTAAATTTAACATCGATAGCACTAATATTGAAGTTTTAAATTATGACCAACTTCAAAATATAGATACTTCAAAATATGTAGGAGTAGTTTTAGATGAAAGTTCGATATTAAAAAACAACTCAGGAAAAACAAGTCAATTAATTATTGAAAGTTTTAAATATACACCTTATAAATTAGCTTGTACAGCTACACCATCACCAAATGACCATATGGAGTTAGGTAATCATTCTCAATTTTTAGGGGCTATGAGTTACTTAGAAATGTTAGCTATGTACTTTGTTCATGATGGCGGTGAAACTTCTAAATGGAGATTAAGAAAACATGCAAAAGACCCATTCTGGAAATACGTATCTACATGGTCGATGGCTTGTGATAGTCCTGATACTTTAGGTTTTTGTCATAATGGTTATGACTTACCAGAAATAGAATTTATCGAACATATTATACCAGTTGAAAATAATACTGATAATTTATTTGGTGATGTAGCTGTAAGTGCTACTGATTTACATAAAGATTTAAACCGTTCATTTGAAAAACGTATTGAAAAAACTATTCAATTAGTTAACTCAAATAATAATCAATGGATAGTTTGGGGGTTAAAAAATAATGAAACAGATACATTGTCAAAGTTACTTAATGATAGTGTAAATGTACAAGGTTCTGATAAACCTGAATATAAAGCAAAGTATTTAAATGGATTTGCAAATAATGAATTTAAAACTTTAATTACAAAGACTTCTATTGCTTCATTTGGTATGAATTATCAAAACTGTAATCAAATGGTATTTATGTCTTACGATTTTAAATTCGAGGCATTTTATCAAGCAGTAAGACGTTGTTATAGATTTGGGCAAAAGAATAAAGTAACAGTTCATATTTTAATACCTGAATCTCAAACTAATGTAAGAAGTACAATTTTAGAAAAACAACAAAGACATTTTGAAATGATAAAAGAGATGTCTAAATATTCAGCTGAAAACGATTATAAAGCAAATAAAACAAAAGTTATGATAAACAATAAAGAAATTAAAACAGAAAACTATCATTTATTAAATGGGGATTGTGTTTCTGAAATTAAAAAGATTGAAGATAATAAAGCGGATATAGTTGTGTTTAGTCCTCCGTTTGCTGAATTATACGTTTATTCTGACAAGGAAGAGGATATGGGTAATGTTTCAGATTATAAACAGTTTGAGCAACATTTTAAATACTTAATTCCTGAATTAAAAAGAGTTTTAAAAAGCGGTCGTATTTGTGCTATTCATTGTATGGATTTACCGATTCAAAAAGGTAAAGAGGGGTATATTGGATTGCGTGACTTTTCAGGAATGATAACGCAATGGTTTCAAGAACAAGGATTTATTTATCATTCACGTGCTACAATTTGGAAGAATCCAGTTACTGAAATGCAACGTACAAAGGCACTAGGTTTATTACATAAAACTATTAAAAAAGATAGTTCAATGACTAGAGTAGGCATTCCTGATTACATTCTATTTTTTAGAAATGAAGGAGAAAATTTAGTTCCAATTACTCACCAAGATAAAGACCAAAGTAAAAGCGATTACTTACCAGTTGATTTGTGGCAAAAATACGCATCTCCAGTTTGGTATGATATTGATTATTCAAGAACATTGCAATATAGAAGTGGTCGTGATGGAAATGATGAAAAACATATATGCCCTTTACAATTAGATACAATAGAAAGAATACTACATTTATATTCAAATGAGGGTGAAACAGTTTTAAGTCCATTCGGCGGTATTGGTAGTGAGGGTTTTTGTGCCTTAAAAATGAATCGTAAAAGTATATCAATCGAATTAAAAGAAAGTTATTTTAAAATAAATGCTAAAAACCATTCAGATATTATAGCAGAAAAAAACAGTACGTTAACATTATTTTAAATCATGAACGAAAATAATACACAACCATTCTGGTCGGTTAATCAGAACGGTAAAATAGATTTGAACAATTATCTTTTTAAAAAGTTTCTTGAAGCGAATGATTATTTTAAAAACAAACCAAACTCAAACAGTTCATTTAATATAATTAAAAAGAATGATATTTTTCTAGAAATTAAAGACGAAACTGATTTAAAAGACTTTATACTAAATTATGTAGAAGATAATGATTTAGGTGTTGGAGTGTATAATCTAATGTCTGGCAACCTTAAATACTTTAAACGTGACTTTTTATCTATGATTAAATCTAAAGATATTGAAGTGATGAAAGATACTAAGGATGATGCTTTCTTTTTTTATAAAAATTGCATTGTTAACGTTAAGAAAAACGAAAAAAATATTATTAATTATAAAGATGTTAATATCTCAATTTGGAAAGACCAGGTAATTGATAGAGATTTTATTGAAGCTGACCATCACGAAAGCCAATTTAGAACATTTATATGGAAAGTAAGCGGGGAAAATGTAGAACGATATAACACTATGCAATCGGTTTTAGGTTACTTACTTCATTCTTACAAGACCAATTCAAACAATAGAGCAATTATCTTTAATGATGAAATGATAAGCGATAATCCTAATGGAAGAAGTGGAAAGGGTTTAATTTGGAATGCACTTAAACAACTTAAAAAAGTTCAATCATTGGATGGCAAGACATTTACTTTTAATAAGTCCTTTCCTTATCAAAACGTTTCTACTGATTGTCAAATATTAGTTTTTGATGATGTCGAGAGGAACTTCCATTTTGAAAGCCTTTTTTCTGTTATAACTGAGGGGATAAACATTGAGTACAAAGGTAAAGATGCTATAAGGTTATCAGTTGAAGAAAGTCCGAAGATAATAATTACAACTAACTACACGATTAAAGGTGATGGAGGTTCTCATGATGCTAGAAAGTTTGAGGTAGAAATGTCAACTTTCTTTAATGCTGATTACACTCCAGAGATGTTTTTTGGTAATAAATTATTTAATGATTGGGATGACAAAGAATGGGCTAGATTTGATAATTACATGATGGAATGTTTAAAAAAATATTTAAACTTTGGTCTAGTAAAATCAAACACTAAAAATTTAGAAGTTAGAAAGTTAATTGATAAAATAGGACATGAACTTCATACTTTTATAGAGTCGATTAAAAGAGATGAATGGATTAACATCAAAACTATTTACGATAATTTTTTAGATTCTTATCCTGAGTTAAAGAAATGGTACAAACAAAATAGCTTAACTATTGGTTTAAAATCATATTGCAAACATTACAACATTGATTATAAAACATCTACTGCTGGAGGTGTTACAAAGATATTTATTGATAGTGGTAAGCAAGTAGAAGAAGATGATATTTGGGATGAAATACAAAAAGGTTTAAAATGAAACAATATACATTAGAAGATATTAGAGCTTTAAAAGGTTTACCTAATGGAGTTCTACAAACTAAATTTGGAGAAATTGATAACGCTTTAGCCTCAAGTTATCTTAATAGATTAATTGTTAGAACACAAGTAAGAGCTATTAAAGAAAAAAAGGAATATCCTATAATTTCTGAGTTCATGTTTATTCAAGAACAAATGGAACAAATGGAGTTTACAATAATGAAGTTAAAGCAGGAAAATGAAACTTTAAACATGAAAATAAAATATTTAACTAATGAATAAAAAGTTAAGAGATTACCAAATAAAAAACGCTTTAGAATGTCACGCTATTCTAAAAGATAAGAACATTGTGTACATGATACACCAGGTTAGAACAGGCAAGACAGCAACTGCATTAGAAGTAATTAGACTATCAAACTTCAAAAACATTTTATTCTTAACAAAGAAGAAAGCTATTCAATCTATTCAAGAAGATTATAAAGATTTTGGATTTGATGAACACTTTAATTTAACAGTTACTAATTATGAATCTTTACATAAGATTGAGGGCAAGTTTGATTGTTTGGTATTAGATGAAAATCATGTCAATTCTGCATTCCCAAAGCCATCAAAACGAACTAAAGAAATTAAGTTAAGGTTCTCTTACTTACCTATGATAATGCTTTCAGGAACTCCAGCAAGTGAAAGTGGTTCTCAATGGTTTCATCAGTTTTGGATATCATGGTACACTCCATTTAAACAATATAGTAATTTCTATAAGTGGGCTAATCATTTTGTAAATATTGAACAAAGACATTTAGGTTATGGAGTGATTAAAGACTACTCAAAAGCAAAAGATGAATTAATTAACGAAGTGATACAACCTTACATTCATAAGTTCACACAGGAAGATGCTGGTTTTCATTCTAAGGTTAATGAAAATATACTCTATTGCGAGATGCACCCACAAACAGATATGATTATAAATAGACTTAAAAAGGATTTAGTATTTGAGGGCAAAGAAGAAGTTATATTAGCAGACACAGCAGTTAAATTACAGTCTAAACTTCATCAGTTATATTCAGGAACGATTAAATTTGAAAGTGGCAAATCAATGGTAACTGATTATTCTAAGGCAGTATTTATAAAAGAACGTTTTGAAAATAAAAAGATAGCTATATTCTACTACTTCAAAGAAGAATATAAAATGATTAAAGAAATCTTCAAAGATGAGGTTACAGATAATTTAGAGGAATTTAATACAACTAACAAATCAATAGCGTTACAACAATATGCAGGAGCAGAGGGTGTAAACCTTTCAAAAGCTGAAAGTCTTATTTATCTTAATTTTGGTTTTAGTGGCTCTAAATTTATTCAGTCACTTGATAGATTAACAACAAAAGAACGTAAAGAAAACAATATTTTTTTTATCTTTGGGCTATTAGGAATAGAAAGTAAAATTTATGATGCAGTAAGCAAAAAGAAAACGTACACAGTTAACCAATTCAAAAAAGATTACAATGTCAAAATTTCAAACGAAAGTCATTAAAGAATATGAGAATAAGGGTTACTACGTTATTAATTTAACTAGAACAAATAAGCAGGGCATAAGTGATTTACTTTGCCTTAAAAAGAATGAAGAACCTTTGTTTATTGAATGTAAAGAGAAAACAGATACTATTAAACCTTTACAACAATATAGAGCAAAAGAAGTAATTGAATTAGGATTTAAACATATATTTTTAAAAGATGAGTGAAGAAAAATTAATATACGACTTCTTTATGTGGTTTAGAAGTAACGGAGAATATTATGTAAACATATCAATAGAAGAAATGATTAAATACTATTTAAAACAAAAGAAATGAGTGAAGAATACAAAGCACCAAAACATTATGACAACACAAACGGAAGTCTTTATAAAGTAGCAAATGAAAGAGGATGGAATAGTTATTTGTTTGAAGTAGTTAAAAGAATAGAAAGAGCAGAAAAAAAAGGAGAGTTTATTTCAGACGTTAAAAAATCTATTCATGTTTTAGAGTTATACTTACAAGAACAAGGAGTAAAATTTAAAAACCAAATTGAACCGTTAAATAAATAATTTTCACTAAATTTAAGTCATGGCAAAGAATGGAAACATACACCCTACTAGATTATTCAAGTCACCAGATGACTTATTAAAAGTTTGGAAGGATTTTAAAGAAAACGTAAAACAACAAGCAAACGAATGGTTAAAAGTTTCATACGTTGGTAAAGACGGTGAGAGAGTAGAAGACCCGCAAAAAGTACCTTTGACTTTTGAAGGATTTAAAAGATATTGCAGAACAAATTATGGAGAGATAGGACAATATTTTGACAATAAAGATAATTATTACAATGACTTTGTTGGTATCTGTTCGCATATAAAGGAAGAAATAAGAGAAAACCAAATAATAGGAGGTTTACTTGGATTCTTTAACCCTAGCATAACTCAAAGGTTAAACGGACTTAAAGAAAGCCAAGAAGTTGAAATAAAACAAGAGCCAAGAGTTTTTAATATTGATTAACTAATATGCCTTTATCCGTTACTACTTCATTAAAGAAGATGCTTAAAATGAAAGCTCGTAAAAAAGTTATTCAGGGAGCAACATCTAGCGGAAAAACATACGGTATTATTCCAATACTTTATGATAAATGTTTAGCAAATGATAGAATTAAATGTACAGTAGTTGCTGAAACATTAACAGCTGTAAAAGAAGGGGCTTTAGAGATATTTAAGAATTTTATGTACGATGAATTTCGTTGGAAAGATTCATGTTGGAATGCTTCAAGTCTTATATACACTTTGCAAAATGGTTCTAAAATTCAATTCAAATCATTTGATTCAGTAGGTAAAGCTAAGGCAGGAGGTAAACGTGACATTCTTTTTATAAATGAAGCTAATCATGTCCCATATGAAATTGCTGATGCGTTAATGATTAGGTCAAAAGAGGTTTGGCTAGATTTTAATGCTGATTCTGAATTTTGGGCTCATAGTCAAGTTTTAAAATCTGAAAATAGCGAGTTTTTAAAATTGACTTACTTAGATAATGAAGCTATACCTCCAGAAACTTTAGAAGATTTAATTGAGCGTAAACGAAAAGCAGAAGACGAAGAGCGAAAAGGTTTAAAGGGTTATTGGTGGAATTGGTGGCAAGTATATGGACTAGGTGAAATTGGTTCTATTCAAGGGGTGGTATTCAACAACTGGCAAACAATTGAAACACTACCTAAAGAAGCTGAATTAGTAGGTAGAGGAATGGACTTTGGTTTTACAAATGACCCTACAACAATAGTTGATATTTACAAAATTGACGGAAAATATATATTAGATGAAAGGTTATATAAGACTGGATTAACCAATAGCGACATTTGGAATGAGTTTAAACGATTACAGTTAGATAATTCTATTGTAACTATTGCGGATAGTGCAGAACCTAAATCTATAACTGAATTAAGTAGATTAGGTATGAAGATACAAGGTGCTATTAAGGGGCAAGATTCGATAATGTTTGGCATTCAAAAGATGCAACAAGAAAAATTTTTAGTGACGGATAGGAGTATTAATCTAATCAAAGAATTAAGGATGTATAGTTGGGCAACTAATAGAGAGGGAGAAAGCCTTAATAAACCTATTGACGACTATAACCACGCAATAGATTCGGTTAGATATTATTTCAATTCAAAACCAAAAGCAAAAGCACCAAGAAGTAGATTGATATGATTACATTTAAAACAAAATTAAAATCGTTTAATGTTCCTAATAGTTGGTTAGACTTAACGTTTAAAGAATATTTAGATTTAACTAACATTGAAAGTCCTATTGAACAAGTTAAGAAGTTAACAGGGCTAAATGACTTTGAACTAGCTACAATTGATATAGAACCAATTTTAAACGCTTTAATCTTCTTAAAAGATGAGATTGATACTATCGAACCAAACGACTATATAAACGAGTTTAAAACGCTACCAATTGATATTGGTGAACATTCACTTGAAAAGAAGATAAACGTAGTTGATGCAATATCTAACAATGATATTATTGAAACTATTAAAATTTACTCAGATGTCGATGTAAGCAATCATAATTGCTATGATGTATTTGGCAACTTTAATTTTATAGCTAATCAAGTTAAAGAAATACTAACAAAAGAAATTGAGTTGCTTAAATCTAGCGTTACATACGAACAACAATTAGCTGGAGTTAATGAGTTTGACAAGTTAGGTCACTTTAATACGATTGATAACATAGCACAAAAGTATAATTATACTCATGCTGAAGTTGAACAGTTACCTTATAATTTAGTTTTCCTAATATTGTTAAAATCAAATATAAGTGCTAAATTTGAAGAAAGGTACGCAAAAGTAATACAGAATAAAAAATGACAGTAGAAAGTTTATTAAGTGGGTTAGTTAGTTCAATGACAAGTAATAGTGAAAGCTATACATTTTATTCAACTTCTAGCGACATTCAGAATACAATTAGTGACGATGCTATTTTACCAGTAGTCTTTTTAACAAGACCTTTTAAAGTAAAGCCCGAAATTGTAACGGGTGGACACTTCAAACAAACATACTATTGTAATGTTTTGATATTGTTTAAAGATAGTTTTGAAAATACTGAAGCACAAAAAAATAGCATATACGAAAAAGCATTGATAGCTCAAAGAGAATTACATTTATTATTAGATGCTAGTTCATACGTTAAGAATTTAGTTGTAGACATATGTCCAGAGATTGAACATTTATTTGATGCTGATATTAGTGGGGTTATGATGCCTTTTAGTTTTGAATTAAAAAATAATGATAGCGTATGCAGTTAAGTAGACAACAAAAGAGAGCTATGTTAAGAAGATTAAACGACAAAGCAAAGATGACAGAGGTAATGAATAGAATTGAGAAAGCGAGTAATGATATTCAAGAGAAACCTTATTTAAAGCGTTCTAAAGTTTTATACACTGTTTTACAATGGGTTTTAATAGCTTCAATAGTTAGTTGGTTTGTCTTCGCTTAAAGAAATATTCCAACGCTTCATCGATGAGGTAGAGCCACAAATTAAACAAGTTGTTGGTTCATTTGCACCTACGATTGAAAGTGAGGTTAAAGACTATTCATTCACTATTTATGCAAGTCCTTACATTCGTGTTTTAATTGATGGAAGAAAACCAACAAGGGAGGGAGCGAGTAAAGGAAACCCAACACTTCAAATGGTTATACTTGACTGGATTAGAAGAAAGTCAATACAACCTGACAAACCGAACATGACACAAGAGTCATTAAGTTGGGCAATTTCAAAGAGTATTCATAAAAATGGAACATTGCTTTATCAAAGGGGTGGAGGAAATCGAATATTTGATAACATTTTGACAGTAGATAAAGAAGAAAAATTGTTATCTTTAATTTCAGACTTTTACTTTATTCAAATTACAACTATAGCAAGGACATGATTAGTATAATTAACAAACCAATAACTAAGATAAGTGGTGACACTTCAAACACTTCTAAATGGGTTGGAGTTCATCAACCCGTTGAGTTTGAAGTAAAGCGAAAAGATATATCAATTATCTCAATTCAAAATGTATCTAATGGTAATAAGCTATTTCAAATAAATAAAAATGACTTTAACAACTCAGGATTAGAAGTAGGTAAACCTTTTTCATATTTATGTGGACCAGAAAACAATAAAAGACAATTTACTTTAACTCCTTTGAATTTTGTTATAGGTAATACGGTTGTTTTAATTAACGTTTCAATGGTAGGTATAATCGATGTAAATAAAATAACTACTTATGAAGCTTACATAATAGTAGATAAGAAAGGTTATTTTATTGAAACATTTGTGTATCAATCAATAAACAATGCTATTTTATCTTTGGCTGGAGTTGTAAGGTCAAAAACTGATGTTTGGGGCAATGCTAAGGTTAACATTCAAAAGGTGCTTAGCTCTAATGTCACGAATGAAAATAAAGGAGTTTATAATAAAGTTAACCAACCTGTATATAATCAGGGAGGAATTTATAATATTAAGATTAGAGAGGTTTATGATGGCTTTATAGGTAAGTTTACAACTTTACTTAGTACTGATAATCTTTACTTTGTAAATGGTAGTAAACAAATTCAGGACCCTAACAATTTTAATTTCGGTGAGTTTGTTCCAACCTTAAACGATAGTCGAGTTAGTAAAGCTAAATTTTTAAGTGTCTTTGATAAACCTACATACTTTAATAATTACCCTTTTGATGTATCATTTATATATTCAGACAATTTATTGAATAAACAAGTTGCTAGAGTTGAAACAATTAACGGAACGTCAAGCAATACAAATTTATTAACTAATGGTAGGGGTTTTGTAAATAGGTTAAAATTAGCTGGTGGTTATGCTTCAAGTGTTAAGACTATTAGCTTACATTTAGATGCTTCAAGCACTTCTACTACTCAGACACCAACAAATGGAGGTGGTACGCTTTCAACTGTAGGAACTGTTTTTAACCCTTATTCTCAAACAATCGAACATTCAATTAATGAAGTAAATTCATGGGCTGGGGTTTATGATTCATCTTTAGTTCCTAATATAAAAACATATTAATATGAGATGTACTGAAATTAAAACAATAAAGGTTAGTCATGAATGTTATGATAACCCTATTTATTTAAGTTGGTTAAATGTTTACGGTGGTCGTGAATATTGGTTATTTG